CTTTCATCCACCCTCTCCGCATTCCTTCCAATCTTTCTTTCCTTCAGTCCTTCCACTGTGTCCCCACCAGCTTCCACGCTGTCCTCTCAGCTTCAGATTTATCTTTCTCCCACAATTCCTTGTATTTATTTTGTTCAACAAGTCGCTTTTCTTCTTCTGCTTTTGCTTTTGTAGACAATGCTGTTAAATCAGCTTCAAACTTTTGTTTAGCTGCTCTTTGCTTTTTGCTATTTTGTACTTCTGCCTGATAAAGAGCTTTATAATCAACATGTTCATCTGATACTTGTTGTTCATCTCGTACTGGATTGTTAATTTCTGTGCCTGTATCTTGGCCACTTTCTTCTGGTAACATACTGCTACTCCTGTATTATTGTTAAATAAGTTGTAAATATACAAGGTAAAATTATAAATTACATATAAAAATAAAAAGGATTTTTTATTATTTTATGTTAAATTTGTCTAATGAATATAAATCAAATTGGTTTGATTTTATAGATTACACGCCACATAAAGGTCAGGAAAAATTACATAACGCACCAGAGGATGCAAGATTTATAGTAGCATGTTGTGGTCGTAGATTTGGTAAATCACATAGTGCAGCAAGAGAAGCAGAGGTTTACCTAACGCAGCCAGGTAAAGTTATCTGGGTAGTATCACCAAATTATAATACAAGCGAAAAAATATTTAGAATTGTATATGAAGATATGGTGATAAAAAAAGGATATAAGCCAACACAGTTTAGCGCTAAAGAGCAGATATTAAAATTTGAATGGGATGGCGGTGCTTCTATGTTGTGTGGAAAGTCTGCTGAAATTCCTTCAACTTTAATTGGTGAGGGTTGTGATTTAGTTATAGTTGATGAAGCAGCTAAAATAAATAACCTAAAGAAAATATGGGAAATGTATTTAAGACCTACATTATCAGATAAAAAAGGAAAAGCAATATTTATATCTACACCAGATGGATATTCCTATTTTCATGAATTATATTTAAAAGGTCAATCTAAAAATGATTACTGGTATAGTTTTAATGCTCCATCATGGGTAAATCAATTTTCATTTCCTTTAGGTAAAAATGACCCTGATTTATTAGAAGCAAGGGATTCATTAACTAAAGAAATATTTGAACAGGAATATGGTGCAAACTTTACGTCATTATCTGGTAGAGTATATCAATTTGATAGAGAAAAAGATGTAGGTGATTTTAGATATAATCCTTTAATACCAGTAGATATGAGCATAGATTATGGTTACAGGATGCCAGCTGTTTTATTTTTTCAAACTATAGACGTTGGTCAAAAAGGTGTAGCTCATGTAAACGTAATAGATGAGATAGTACATGAACCAAATTTAACTGTGAATGAGCTTGCTAAAAAAGTAAAAGCTAAAGGTTATAGAATTAATAGGTGTTTTGGTGACCCTGCTGGTTACCAGGTAACTGCTAGCACAGGTATAGGTGAAGCAGAATTATTTAGACAAGCTACAGGTTACAGAACATTTGCTTTAAGGGATAAAACAAGTAGAAGCATAGCATCTGGTATATCGCATGTGAGAAATTTTTTTGAAAATTCAAAAGGTGAGCGAAGAATACATATAGATAAAAAATGCGTAGGATTAATGGAAGATTTAGAAATATATAGATACCCAGAACATAAAGATAATGATTTAAAAAATATCCCTATTAAAGATGGAAGGTCTGACCATAGTATGGATGCTTTTAGATATTATTTTATTAACAAATTCCCAATAAAGCAATCAAAGTATAGGACATCAAAATGAATCAAAATATAGAAAGCATAATCAAAGAAAGCGTATCAAATGAGCGTTTAAGAATATCAAAAGAACGTAGAAGGTTAAACCATAAAATGTTAAATTACTATGAAGGTAGTATGGAAACTCATGAATATATTAAAGATAGATTTTCATTGAAAGCTTTCCAGGAAGTACCTTGTTCAAACTTTAATATAACCAGGCGTTTTATAGATAGGATGTCTAGGATATATACTCAGGGTGCAAAGCGTAATGTTAATAATATTTATGATGATATGACTTTTATCAAAGATGTTAAAATGAAACATATAGAAAAAATGACCAGATTGCTAGGTTCTGTGGCGGTTCATGTTATTGTTGATGTCAAACATGATGGTAAACTATATTTTGATTATGTGCCTATATATTCGTTTGATGCACATTTTGAAGATAATCCATTTGAACCTACTGCTATAACATATCCTATAATGCAAAATATAGATGATGTAAATATGTCATCTGTACAAAAATTAAAGTATGTTTACTGGGATAAAGAGGTGTCAGTTATTTATGATGAAGATGGTGTGCCATTAGAAGAACTTAATCATGATTATGGATTTTTACCATTTATGTTTTTTCATAGAGAGCATCAGCTAGATAGTTTTTTTGTTACTGGTGCTGAAGATATTGTAAATACAAATGAACTGGTAAATATTTTATTAACTGAGATGAATCTTGGTATGAGATTCCAAATGTTTGGTCAGCCAGTTATATCAGGATTATATGATGATGAAAAAATAACCAGAGCTGGTTCTGATGAAACTATAGTGTTACCAGAAGGTGCTGATTTTAATTTTGTATCTTCAAAAGGTAACATGAAAGATGCTATAGATTTAATGAAATCCATGTTAGATTTATGTGCGCAAAATAATCATTTATATGTACAATTTGCGCAGGATGGTGGTGAAACTCCTAGTGGTGTAGCACTAAAAATTAAGGACCTTAGTAGGTATGAAGATTACCTGGATGACGTAGAGCTTTTTAGAATATTTGAGCATAAATTATATCATATAGAAAAATCTTTAGCTGCTATGCACGATATACAATTACCTGATAAAATGGGTGTTGATTTTTATGAGCCTGAATATCCTACATCTGCTCCAGACCAAATTGCATTAGAATCTCATGAACTAGCTACTAATCAAACTACAGAATGGAAGTTATTGATGCGTCATAATAAAGATTTAACAGAAAAAGATGCACGTAAACAAGTTAAACAAAATAAAGAGGATAATAAAGTTGGCACAGAAAGACAATCAATCTTTGGTAAAGTTGGTGAAGGCTTTACAGGTAATCAACAAGCTGAAGGTGAACCTACCGAAAGCTAGTATTAAATCTATTATTGATAATCCAGAACAATATGCTTTAGAATTTGGTGAGCTTATATTTGTTAAGAATTTAGCTAAATATAAAAAAGCGTATGAAATGGGTATTGATTTTGCAACAGAAAATTTAAAACAGAAAACTACATTATATGGCCAAACCAAAAGTAAAAATAAAGAGAACATTTAGTTATAAAAAATTAGCAGCTCAATTACCTAAAGTAATAGCAGATGGATTGAATGAAAAAGCTAAATTTATAAATGTAGGAATACAACAAGGTATAGCATCAGGTAAAGATTTAGATGGTAAAGCATTTAAGAAATTATCTGAAAAAACTATAGCAAAGCGTAAATCTAAAGTATCTGGTAAAACTATATTATATGAAACAGGTAAGATGTCAGAAACTAAAATAGATAGAGCAACACCTCAAAGATTAAAAGCAAGCATTACATCTGGAACTGATTATGGTGCTGAACATAATGAGGGTACTGATAAATTACCTCAACGTAAATGGTTTGGTATAAATAAAGATAATAAGCCAGGCGGTAAAAGTCATGAAAAAGTAAATAAGTTTTTAGCTACTAAATTATTTATGGCTTGGCGTAAAAGGGGGATATAATGGCTGACTTAAAAGATTATGCTGCTTTATTTGGTGATGATTTTGGTGATATTGCAGAGGTTTTTGAAAAAGGTATACCAGAGGACCTGGAAAACCTTTTAGTAGGCGTAATAGATGATATTGCGTTTGCTGCGGCTGGTTTTAGAACGCAGATAAACGCTACTGTCAATACTATGTTATCTACTGGTATGTCTGTAGAATTTGTAGAAGATACACTGCGTTCCAATCTTCAAGCTGGTACTGGTCCATTTGCTCCATTAAAGCATGATGTAAAAAAATCAGTTACCAGGGGTATAAATCAATCTAATAGATTAGGTCAATACAAAACATATTTTAGTGATTCAGAATTAAATGAATTAGGTACAAAATCTTTATGGAAATGGGTTAATGTAGCAGGTCATAGAATCTGCGTAGACTGTGCAGGCAGAGCTGGTGAAATACAAACATTTGCAGACTGGGAAGCAGAAGGTTTACCTGGTGCAGGCGCAACAGTTTGTACATCATATTGTTACTGTGTTTTAGACCCTATTGGTAAACTTGGTGATACTGTTGAAGTAAAAGGTGAAAAAAGAAAATTCCATAAAATATCAGCTGGTGATGCTATGGCTGTAGTTAATAGAGAAGTTAAGTTTGCACAAAAAGCAAAACCTATTTTAAATGCACAAATGGAAACAATAGTAAAAACTTTAAATGCAGAATTACATGGTATTAAGTATGCTACCAAAGACCAAAGCTCAACGCTTAGAAAATTTTTATCAGAAAACATAGATAATGGATGGACTGTACAACAAATCAAAAAGAAAAATTTATCTGATTTAAATAGATATACATTTATAATTGATGAAGCTAATTATGGTAGAGATGTATTAAATGCTTTTGATTTGCTAGAAGCTCAAGGATTTAAAAAACTAAAAGTTAAAAATTACTGGGATGGCGATTTATACAAAGGTTGCAATACTAATTGGATTGACCCTAAGACTGGTAGAAAAATGGAAATCCAATTTAACACCAGAGCGCAACAGACTATTAAAGATAAAAAAAGTCACAAGCTTTATGAAACTTATAGGGATAAAAATTTATCTATGGCAGAAAGAAAAGCTGCTAAAGCTGAATTAAAAAAACTGTGGAAAGATTTTGAAGGTAAAAATGGTCTGCCTAATGGCTGGGAACTTATTGAATTTTATCCCTAAGATTTCTTCCAGGTTTTAGACCACTCATCTATATATATTTGAGCTTCTGCTGCTGTTATTGGGTCAGCATAATCTGGCTCTACAAAATGTTTAAAAGCTCCAGGATTATCACGCCAACCTTCTAATCTATTGCAAGTTAGAATTTGTAAGGTTTCATCATCTTCTACCATTTTAATAATCTGAGATGGATGCTTATCACCTATACCAGTATTAGCCATATATCGTATTTCTAGCATTATATAATATACCCCTTTCTGTAAAATAAATCTAAAGCTTTTTCATACCTTTGTAACAAACTTTTGCTGATACTATCTGAATATACTATGTGGTCATGTAGGTCTAGCTTTTTGACTGTCATAGCTAATCTATTTTTACTATCTATAATTTTAGTTATATATTCCATGTATGTTTCATCTTTTGTACGTGTCAATATTTCTACTGCTGTATATACATCTTCACTTACAATATCTTTTAAGATTTCTGGATTCAAAGCATCTTCCAGGTAATCATGATATAGTGCAGTCATGATAGTTTGAGATTTTGCAGTTTCCTGGTACTGGTAGGCTACTTGTGCCATACGCAAAGCATGCAGCCAAATAGGTAATCCAGCTTTATCTTTTTTACCAGCATATCCTTTATCTAATATCTGTAAATGATATAATATATTGTATTGTTTATAGAACTCAGTCATAGCTATAATTTACTCATTTTCATGTATTGCCTGCTAAAACTTTATAAAATTCGTTCATTTTTTTTCCTTTTTAATTAATTGCTCAAGCTCCAATATAGCTATATTTAAACACATCATTTCAGCAGGCTTTTTCTTGCCATCTACCTTGCTTCTGATTTCTGTTAAGTATTTGATTCTATTTTTTATTTTAGTTTTTAGTTTAACTTTCAATTTTACTCCTTATTTATAATAAACATTTTCAGCTAATTCAGCATTGACATCTAAAGTGTTTAATTTCTGAACCTGGTTTTTATGCACTCTGCATAATTCGTAAATGTAGTTTTTACGCTCATTTTGGCCCATTTTAAGCAACTTTTTCTTTTGTGAATCATTTATGTCTTTGGTAATAGTAATTTTAGTTTCTACACGCATTTTAGCTCCTTTTTAGTTTTAGTGATACCAGCTTTTGTAGCAGGCAGTTTCATTCCACAGTCTTAGGCTACCATGAATAGGTGCTTTAACATACCAGTTAGCTTCTCCTTTATGAATCCAGCACTGTGGTATTTTTTTATAAGTTTTTTCACCATAAAAATTATCTGGAATTGGCTCTACCTCACATGCCATACCATGAGCCTCATAGCTATCTTCTACAACGCATTGTTGAAGCTCTTTAATTTCAATAGCTTTACCTTTAACAGCCACTACCTGGTAAAAATTCACATTAGTCTGGCCATATCCCCAGCTACCATTTAAAATATCTCCAACCTTATAAGGGTGTTTAGCTTCTTTTTTTATGGCAGCCTTAATTACTTTTTCAGTTTCTTTTTCTTCAATAAAAAGTAATCTCTCTTCAATATAGGCTTCTCTTTTTTCTTCTGTAGTCCAGGCATAATACTTGCTTGGTTTCGTTTGCTTCCCATACCAGATTAAAGTGCATAATTTACCTTGATAATTAGTAAAAGATACAATCTCCACACCTGGCTTTTCTATGACATTTACTTTAGTACCATCATAAGTGTATTGAGTAAAATAGTCTTTTCTAGTCATTTTAGGATATCTCATTTATTTAGCTCCCTTCAGCTTTTCTTTAAGTAATTTACCAGCAGTTTTATCAACTTGCTTTTCAGCTTCTTCAACCAGCTCAACATACGCATCAGCAACTCTAGCCATTTTTCTAACCATATATTCCAGGTCCTTCATAGTCTGCTTTTTTTCAAATGTATTGCTAGTAGCAACCAATCTTATGATACCTTCAGCAGCAAATTTCCAGGTTGGTTTGATTTCTATTGTTTTTCCAGCCATTTTTAATTACCCCCAGTGATTATTTTTAGTTACTAGATAATTGTAATATTTTGCAGCTTCAGTAAAATCTAATTTATATCCTACAGATTCTTTACCGCTACCATCTGCAAATGTCTGCT